GAACACCTTGCTTACATCGTTATACTCAATTGCTTTCTTCGTACCCTCGATGTATGTCTTGGTGAGCTTCTGAGACTTCCTCAGATCCAGAAGACCTTTGATGAATCTCTTCGCCTCAAGGAGGTCTTCTGTGCTCTTGCTGGCAACGACAGACTTACTGATGCGTTTACCTTCGTCTCTATGCTTCCAGTTAGCCACGGCGCTCTAGCTCCTCGTCAATGTGTTCCAGTAGTAGTTTAAGTGTAGGTGCGGATACAGAGGGTGCTCCCTTGGGGGTCCTGTCAGGAGGATACAACTCCATCCCACCCTCTCTAGTATACAAAATATCACACAGGTCTGCATTAGAAGACACGTTATCTTTTGTAGTAACTCCCTTGCAGGTGTACAGACCATCTTCTCTGTCCATGTTCTTGGACGATAGCTGACGACCTACTCTATCCAAGGCGTCTTGATCAACAATCAGACCTTCCCACTCCATCTCTGCGAAGTTGGATAGGCTGGGCATCACAACGTGCTTCAGGAGATTCATTGTGTTATCCTCCAAACGATCTACAATAAGATCAAACAGCTTCAGGGTGAAGTGGGTATCCATAGCGTTACCCTCCATGCACTCACCCAAATCCATGTTAGCCCAGTCAAACTTCGACGGATTATCAATAGTAAGCATTACGCAGTCTCCTGTTCTTCGAGTGCAGTGCTGTAGTTATAGCGAGCGTTGAAGTATTTCTTCATGGCTTTCCTTCTATCATACTCAAGCTTGGAGAAGATCACTAGTGTCTCATTATACCTAGCATCAAGGTGCTCATAGGTAGCTTGTGCTTCATCTAGCTCGGCTTTCAGTTCTTCTAGTGTCATAGGTTCTCCAGTTCAGAGGCGAAGTAAAGTTTGGTAAGGTCCATCAAGGACTTGGGCATGTTCTCATCAAGCAGGTGGTGCATGATCTTAGTGTCCCATACGTTCTCGACCGTGATGCCGTATGATAGCAAGAAGTGTAGGTCGAACTTAGCGTTGTGGAATACTTTTTTATTGTTGGGGTTTGACATGATGGCTCGAATGCAGAACCATGCATCAGAATACTCTTCAGTACCTTTCCTGAAAGGGCTATCCTTGTGGTCCAGAGGGATTACCCAGGTCATGTCCCTGCTAGAAATGGATAGCGTCATGATACTGTCCGTCCTGAAGTTAAGTCCCGTCGTCTCGGTGTCGATAGCTAGAGTATCGAAAGTGATCTTCAGCTTCTCAGTCAGGTCGTAGAGATCATCTACGTTCATGATCGCCTTGTACTTGAAGTCCCCCTCCCTACGACGGTTAAGAATATACATCTCATGAGCATTCTTAATGTCCGTCTGGAATAGGGAGAGGTTCTTCGGCTCCTTGATACAGGCGTAAGGGTGGAAGATCGGAACCACAATACATTTGTGACCCTCTTCGCTCTCAAACTCGAAGGCTTTCCCTCTCTTGTTTGTGATGCCGCTCTTCCGTAGAATCATCTTCATCGCAAGGTTGCCACAGGCAAACACTAGGCGAGGCTTGATTGTGTCAATGGTGGACTGAATGTGCTGACGGCAGATCTTGATGTCGTCAGTCTTCATGTCCGCTTCCTTCACCTCAGTACACTTGACCGAAGCTGCTGTAGCAAACTTAGTCGGGTAGGTGTCGTTAAGTAGACTCATCTCCTTCTTGTTGAAGGCTACAGGAGTACCGTGAATGAAGCTGAGTGAGTCAGATAGAAACAGTGTATCGCACTGCTCCATGTCTTCGTGGTCCATGTGGGAGTGTACAGCTTTGTCTTTACAGAGGATGCTGCACCCCTCACATCTTGGGTCACCACCAGCCATATTGCTGCCAGCATACAACTTATTGAGGTCAAACATACTATTATAAGGTATGGGAAATAGATATATAGACAATGACGAGTTTGAGAGAATCATCCTATTATACAAAGATGATCCGAAAACACACGAAGAAGATCTGGTTTCTGTCTTCGAACTCCTAATAAAAAACATCGTTGAGTCCTTCAAGTTTGAAGTAGACCCCAACGATGCCAAGCAGGAATGCTTTGCTCTGGTGCTCAAGACGGTAAAGAATTTTAAACCCAAGAAGGGCACCGCGTTCAATTACTTTACGACGGTAATTCTAAACCAACTCAAGCTTATGTACACCAGAGAGAAAAAGTACAAGCAAAAGATCGAAAATTACATCGACATTCATAAAGATAACTTAGACCTTTAGTTGCTTGTATATGTTTGGTAGATAGAACTCAGATTTAACTTTTCCTTTCTTCAACCGAACAAGGTGGGGCACTTTATTGCTCCCGTAGATCACGAAGCTGTGAGGCATATCAAAGCTATTTACAATGTAAAGCCTTTCTCCCTCCTCTGTACCGTCGTATTTTTTCTTAAGTTCATAGGTAAGGTTCTGGCACCACCTATCCCACTCAGAAACAAACAGTATGCTCATGTTTGTTTTGTTTACTTTTTGTTGAGATAGTATTTTGTTTAAGTCGTTTTCTTTTTTTAAGAACTGTAAACGATACTTCATGCTTCTTCAGTTGTTTCTGAAGGTTCAACATTTTCCGAATCCATAAGCTGAACCTGACCATCCTCACCCTCAACAACTGTTATTCCAGAAGAAGCTAACTCCTCCTGATTCTCTTTAGCGTACTCCTGAACAAGTCTGGACAGTTGCTGGTTCATTGTCTCACAACCAGTGACGAAGATAGTTTTCATAAAATCATCATCACTAATTTCGTCAGGCTTTACCATGCTAGAGAAGTTCTTGAATGCTTGAGCTTCATCTTTAGATAATTTAATTTGTATTTTCATTCTATTTCTGCTCCGCTCATCTATGCGGAGTCTCCAGTTTTGTATATCGAGTTTGATACTTTGTTTTTGAGTATCCATTACACTATAATAGTATGAGGTTTATATTTATGGAAGACAATTACGACTTTTCCAAGTTGAAGAAAAAAAAGAAGGTTAACAGCAGAACTAAAGGTGCATCGTTTGAACGACAGATAGCCACGATGCTAAACAAAAGGTTCAACACCAAAGAGTTCTCTAGAACGCCTGGGTCAGGAGCGTTTGCTACAACGCACAATTTACCTGATCATTTAAAGTTACATGGAGACTTGATTACCCCAAAGAATTTCCGCTACTGCATAGAATGCAAGAAGGGATACAATAAGGAAAATCTCTATAGTCTTTATAATTATAGATCCGACTTTTGGAAATTTATTCTTCAATGCCAAAAAGATTCAGACTTGTGCAAAAAAGAACCGATGGTCATATTTAAACAAGATAGACAGAAAACTCTAGTGGTTGTGCCCTCTCATATAGTGTACACAAGTAATAAATATATAGAGATACACAAAGAAGAAAAATCATATAAGATGTATTACTTAGATGATTTACTCAAAGAAGAGGATTATCATTGGTTTGATTAAGTAGTTCTTCTAGAAGCTTAATCTGCCCCTGAATAAATAGCTTAGTTACTTCTTCTTTAGTTTTCTGTGTGGGGCTAAAGTCCTCGTCGGAAGCATATTTCTCCAGGGTTTCTTTAGGAACATACAAGGATGTTCTAGTATTACTTTTACCCGCAGAAGTTTTCGTGTGCGACTGATCTAGTATCACCGTTGACCCTCCACCAGAAATTATTATCTTGGTTCCTTTAACTTCAAACTTACGATCTTTAGTTTGAGCAATGTCAGTTAGGATTTTGTTATGCTTAACGGCTAAAACCTTTCCAGAATCATCACTAATTAGCTGAGATAAGTCTCTAGTGTTAGCCCCACAGGTAAAAGCCATTGCCATAACGTAATCTTCCGTAGCTTGGTTTCCAGAAGCAAGATCTTTCTTTCTTTACCTTTCTTATCGAATAAAGTATCTCTCAAAGCAGAATTCTTTAGGTCTGAAAAACCTAATCTTTTTTTCATAGACGCGAAAGCAGACTTAGCCAACTGCTCAGGAGTAATGGCTTTTATCTTTCCACCCTTTGCATATGTGGTGTTCTCCATGAAGGGCACCGCAGCTTTACCTACCTTGGCTTCTAGATCTTCTGCATACCTAGCAGTCTCAATTTCTCTTTCTGTTGAATAATCATACAGGTTTTTGTATAAGAATGTTTGGAACTCAGGGTCTAGATTTTTTCCCTTGCCTCCTCCAGCGAGGATTTCCAACATTCTTCTGACGGAGTTTATCTCACCGAACTTCGCCTGTTGTATCTCTGATAGCCTCTTTAATCCTACCCCAACTGCGTACTGGTTAGGGCCTATTACTCGAACCTCACTACCAATGGCCTCTGCCTTCTCCAATGCTTTATCTTGATCAGAGTAAATGTAATCAAGGTCTTCTCTGGCCCCCGTAGCAACCTCCAGGCCAACTGGCTGTACACTGTCGGCGTCCATGAATTTTGCAAAAGGAAGAGCCAAGGACATTTCAGTGAGTAAATATTTCTTAAGAGCCTCATCGTCCTCTAAGGCATCTATTAACTCGTCTTGAACTACTTGAGCAAAAGCTTCATCTAATGTAAGTCCCGAATCCCCACGCGCAGCTTGTATATCCTTTAGTATAGGCGCTTTGATTTTTATAGATGAAATTAAATTAGCCTTTGCCCCTTCTATATTTCCGGCTACCAGCATGGATGTAGCAACATGAAACTCCTCAAACAAAACTCCCTTGACGGCGTTCTTTTCTTGAGGTGAAAATGCACTACCAGCAACTTTAGTAAAATCGTTCTTGGAAAACCCACAGCTATCTTCTATGGCGTTTAAGCCTATTTGATAAAGCTTGTTCGGAGTTTTATTAGATCCCACTACAAGTAATTCTGACGGGTCGTTTCCGAAAAGAATCAATTGGTTTTTATAGAAACCTACTTGGCGCTTTACATCTTCACAGGCATCTTTTTTTTCTTCTTCGGGAAGAGCTATAAATGTAGTGACGGCTTCAAAGTTATCCAGGATCTTAGCAGCCATAGCAGGACTCATCTTAGCTTCAGTAGACAAGCCATCATCATCTACAGTCCGTACTTCAGCGGACATAATCTTTCCTAGAATTCCTGTGGAAATAGAAGAGTTTCCTTTCACAAAGTAAGTTGAAGCTATTTGAGCTTCGGTAATGTCACCAAAAAGACCTTCTCTAGCCAATTCCTGTAAGCGGCTTAAGGTTTCTTTAGCTTTCGGAACTAGATCAACATATTCAGGATCCTCTAAGCTTCCCTCAACAGTTAAATTTCTTTGCTGCTCTGCGGCCTTCTCGTCTTCTAATCTCTTCTTCTCAATTTCCTCTGGGGTCAACCCATCATCACCGCCTTCTCCTGTGTCAGGAGCCCAAGCACCTAAAAGTTTTCTAGAGTAACTTCCAGCGTGAGTTTTGTTTGGGTTGATATCGTTTTTATAACTAGTGGAGTTAAGATTTTTTCTTCCTATATTAGATCCTGATATCGTAATATACCCAGGCTTATCTTTTGCAGGGGAAATCTCAATATTTTTATTCTTACCTAACCCTGTCTGGGCATTACCCTGTGCCGCAGCCTGAATTGCAGAGTCTATATCAGGAAAAGCATTTAATTGTTCAGGAGTATAACCCTCACTGATATAAGTGATCTTATACGTCCTTTTCTTTAGCTTGCTGTAGCTCTCTAGTAATTCCGAGAAATAATCCATATCTTATTATAGATGAAAAAAATAGCCCCGCCCACACAGGTAAAGGACGGGGCTAAAAACCTACTTATTTTACCTCAAGAAGGGTTTGAGTAGTTGTATACGTTCATGAAGTCGTACTTGAAGTTGACGTTTAGCGTATGGAACTGACTAGTTGAATAGTTAAATTCGGAGGCAGTCCAGCTTACCGGGAAAACCCCGTAAAGCTCTATTGTTGAGTGCGGCTTTAATGTGTTATCTAACATAACAACCTCTACTTTATCAGCCTTAAAGGTGCTTCCAGCCTCACCGCCAGGAGCGGCAGATTTAGTCATCTCTCCTGTGATAGGGTCATAAGTATGGCGGAAGAATCGGAATAAGTCTGAAGCAGTTTCCCGAAGGTAAAGGTTATCAAACTCAACCTGAAGCTCCCCAGGAGTGGTCTTACCTGGGTAATGTAGCTTATCGTTAACTCTATCAATTACGATAGGCGCATTTTTCATCTCCAAACCAGAAACTCTTTTTGCTGCTAAAGTTAAGTCAGTAGAGTTTGTGATGTCCTGAGGTAATCCAAAGAAATGAATCTCGAACTGATATGCCCTAACAGAATCTAGATCTGTTGACACTGTGGGTAGTCCCTGCCCAGGCGTAAACTCACGCCCATATTTATCCTTATAGTATGATGTTGCCATTATTTATATCCTCAGAGGTTTCCAAGTTGTGCCGACTGGTTAGTTAGGTTAATCTCAAAGACAAGAACTTCAGCAGTCTTAGTCGGCTTGACAAGAACCTTTGTCCAGAGTTCATTTCTATCCACCCTAAGAGGGGTGTTAGTAGTCTCATCACAGACTACCCTAAATTCTGTAATACCTCTTCTTCTTCTGATGTCATCTAAGAACGGGTTAAGAACACCTTCGATCTCTGCCCAAGTGAACTCGTCGTTAGGCTCGAAAACAAATCTTTGTGTGGAGAGGAGAATGATCTTTCTAATGTAGATCATTAGTCTGCGGACATTAATTCTGTCCAGTGCCGTAGGCTCTCTTTGAGTAGTTCTCTGCCCAAAGATTGTTATTCCTTGCTGAGGGAACGCTACGATTGGGTTGATGACATTTCCTCCGCTGTAGAGGCTGTCTCTGTCTCCCTGGTTAAGCTTAACCTCAACCTCCGTAGGTTTGGTTAAGCGACCTCTTCGGAAGCCCGCAGGAGCGAACCAGCTATCAGAAACTGCGTCTGTAAACGCCATCTGTCTAGCAGCGTAGATAGAGGGGTCGAACCATCTGTCTATACCATCGAAGGAGCTAAAGACTTTGACCCAGGGCCAGTGAATTGTAGCGTAAGAGCTATTTATCGCGGCTGTTCTTGATCCTGTTGTAGCAGCCCTTCCATTTGACCAATCAATAGCATCTTGCACAGTACCAACCGCATAAGGAGGAGATACAAGAGCTAAGAAATCTTGTGTCTTTTCCGCTAAAGTTATTAGGTTATTTTGTACACTTTGTGATTGGATTCCAGGGACCAAAGCCAATCCAATATTGAGCGTCCTGTCGTCTAGAGCTTGCATTCCAGTCTTGGGATCTTCAGCAGCAGAACCTATAAGGGCATTGTCTCGATTACCTTCATTAGAACCAAAACCACTTTGTCCCCCAACTAAGTCTTGAGCGTCAGATATGGCAACTAGTTTAGAGAACCTGGGACCATTAGTAGAGTCATCAGTCTTAACGCCTTCCTGGCCTGGGACGGTGCTCTGGTGAACCATTCTGTAGGTGTCGCCACCTAGAAGAGTAGAAAGCAAATCTAGATAAGAAGTAAGCTTTGTAGCAGTTGCGTCTAGACCACCCTTAAGAAGGTTTCCTTTGATTACATCAGAGGTTGCATTTGTTAAGCCAGTACCGATAACGTCTTCCAGGAAACTGCCCGGACCAACAAAGGAAGTTTTAAAGTTCTCTATTGCTGTGCCATCTTCGTTAACTACGACTGTGAAGTTTTGGCCCCCTAAAGCGTTTACAACAATAGAGTTGCCGCTTGTTGTACCATCAGACTTTATGCCACCATTGTATCCCGCACCTGGGTACAAAGATTCAATTTTGTACGATGCGCTTTTAACTCCTGTTGAGGAAACCTGACTACCAAAAATCTTGATAGAGGATAAGAAGCTGCCACTCGCCCCATAATCTGTATCAGCTACGAACGGGTTGGAGTATTTAAGAACCTCGGCTCCGTTTGCTTCAGAAAAAGTGGTTCCTGAACAAGCAGTAACGGAGAGGGAAGCTCCCGATCCAGCGAAAGAGCCAACAATAGCTCCAGAAAGACCAAGGCCAGCATCAGTTTGACCGTCATCAAAAACGCCCACAACGTCAGAATCAAGACCACCTCCTATAACGCTGCGAAGGGCTGCTGCTTGGCATGTTGCATCAGGAACATTGACCGTAAAGTCTCTTCCCTCTCCATCATTATCTAGGAACTTAGGAACATTTGCAGCATCTCTTACTTGGATTCTAAAAGTGTATGGAGCAGAGACACCGATATCGCCACCAGAAACCAAGAGAGCAGGACAGCCACCAATCGGAACGAGAGCAGATGCATCCGAAGATGTGTCTGAGTCTACTGCTCGAACAAAGTAAACTTGATTGGTCGTTTCAAGAATCTCTAGAGCACCCTCTAGACCTTGACCCGCGATATCCTCGCGAGGCTCACCGAAAGCTCGAACTAAGTTATTCTGACTAGTTACCAAGGTAGCTTTATTAGTAGGCCCCTTGTCGGCAAAACCAACTATGCCAACAATCGAAGTGTTGATTGAAGGCGTGTAATCTGATATATCTTTTTCAATGGTGTAAACACCGGGGCTAACAAAATTACCCATAACTTTATCCTTTAGGCGTTAGAGATCTTGAAGACTCTTCTTCTATGTAATGTTTTTATTTGTTCCGTAATGTAGCTTTCTGGAACAACAATACTTTCCCCCGGCTTTAACCATTTTTCCTTCGTCCCATTTTCAGTTTTAAAAAAAACAGAAAATGATTGAAGACTATCATTTTTTACTACTTTCATAGTTTTTTTCCTTCCAGTATATGTACTAAGGACGAACGCCTTTTTGTAACTTTTTTT